CTTGGTCAGAAGTCATAGGAATTTCAGCTCCTACCATTTTTAAAAATCCTCCAATAGTACGATTTCCGTATCTTTCAACTTCTGCTTCGTATACTTCTGGAATGTATTGCTGCGCCCAGTTTGCACTGTTTGCGTCAGCACTTGTAAAGTCGATATAGTTTGTTGATAATACCGATTTTTTTGCGTAAGGTGTTAACCCCGCTGTGTTACTTGTAAAACCCATAATAAAATGTTTTTAGTGTTTAATTGTTAAATGTTTTTTTAATTTTTAATTTTGAAGAATCAACACCGCTTATTGCTCGTACTTTAAATCCACCAACAGTAACTTCAGAAGGCGCCGTCGACCTCGCTTCTAAGCTTGTGTTCTTAGATTTTGCAACTACGTCTTTTACTGCATCAGCTTTGCCTTGCTCATAAAAGTGTTTTGCAATAGTATCTACATTTTCAGCAGCATAAATAGCTTTGTGATAACCTTTCGTATCCACTACTTCGCCTTTGTCATTTAGGAACTTCCCAATAAGGTTATTAATGTTTGATTGGTTTTCTGCAACTTTTTCTACATTTTGAATACCATATCTAAATGTTTTTTCACCTAATTTGAAATCAAAACCTTTGAAATCTTGTGTAAACATTTGTTTAGTACTTTCCTTAAATGCAGAATGCTGTTGCTCAGCTATTTTCTGATTCTCATTATATCGGTTAAAAAACTCTGAAGCTTCTTTCTGTTCTAACGACATACCTGGTCTCAACTTGATTTCCGAGTAATATTTGTCTTTCAGACCTTCTAAAAACTTTTTTGCTTTTGCAACCTCTTCTTTTTTTGCGAGTTTCTTTTTGCGGATGTCTCGCTCCTCATCTAAATCTTCGTCAAATTGAAAACTGTCTTCCATTAAAAAATCAATTTCAGCAGCGTCTAAATGTGACTTTGTTTGTTTGTAATATTCTGTTAATAATGTATCTGAATCAACATTACTATAATCAGCGTTTAACCTAACATAGTCGTTAATTGTTCCGCCAGTCTCTTTCATAAAAGAAACTAACTTCTCAATGTTTTCAGGTAGTTTTTTTTCGCTATCGTACTCGTTGTTTATAGCTTCGTCTAACTGTTCTTCTAAAACCTCTACTTCAGCTACTTCTTTAGTAGTTTCACCTATTGTAATAACATCTTCTTCGTTATCTTGAGTTAATTCCTCAAGCTCTACCTTAGGTTCTTCTTCTTTTGTTTCTTCTATTTGTTGAACAATTTCTTGTTCTTTTGTTTTTGCTTCAGATAAATCTACTTTAGTAACGTTATCTTCTACGTTTTTTGGACCTTCTCTAAGATCTACTTTAATTGTTTCTGACATGATATAATATTATAAAATTAGTAAATAATTATCACCTAGGTTCAAATTGCTCTAGGCCAAATCCACCGAGGTTGTCAAACCCGGCTGATTCAAAATTCTTTGGTAAAGAATCATTTTTTCTTTGATCAATTAACTCGCTTTGTTGAGTTGCTTGTATTTTTGTTCTATCGTCTTTACGGTCTTCTTTATATTTTTCGTTTTCTTTTTTTACACCAGATTGAGCTTCTGCTAAACGCATATTGTATTGGAATTCAACTTCCATTAATTGCTTTTTAATTTCTGCTTCTTGTTGTAATTTTTGAATATCAAATTGAGACTTTGATTGCTCTATTTGTATTTTAGTTTGAGCTAAAGCTTGTTGCTTTTGGACTTCTGCCATAGCCGCCGCTTCTGACGCTTGAGCGTTTGCTTGAGCTTGAGCTTGTATATTAGCTTGTTTTTCCTCTTGCTCTCTTTTAATATTTTTTTCTTGCTTAAGCTTCAAGAACTGATTAGCTATCTTAATATTTTTTATTTGTCTAATATCAATAGTGTCAGATAAGCTTACCCCTCCGGTTTGTAAAGCTATTTGTATATTTTTTTCTAACAAAGCTTTTTCTTCTTCCTCAGGCTCTAATTCTAAGAAAATACCAAAATCATGCAACTGTAATTCCATAAACTCTTTTAACGTATTTGTATTAAAAGTACTTATAGAGTTCATTAATGAATTCTCAGTAAAAGGGTTTTCAATTAGATCAGCTGCTTTTAAACTTATGTTTTCACAAACACGTAAAGTTATAAAAAGTAAAGAATCCAGTAAATGCCTTGTAGCTGTATTTGAAGCATTTGCTGCTAATTTTTGAATACCTACTAAAGCATCTTTATCAGGTAAGCTTCCGTCTCTAGCTTCGTTTAAACCAGTTACATCTCTTATCATTTGTAAATAATACTGATAAGTACCTATTAAACTTTGTATTTTAGCCTGACCAGATGACGTTGCTAATTCTTGAATAGGAACTTTACCTGCGTTTAAACCACCGTCTTGATTTAGTGATCTACCTACAACACTACCAGTTTGAAAATACATATTAAGAGCCTCAGCTGGATTGTAACTTGTTCCATTACCTAAATCAACTTCAGCTAAACCGTCCATATCTAAAAACACACCATCAGGTACTATTCTAGACATCACTTGTTGTAGCTTTAAATGAGTTAACTGAATCATGTCAGCAAAACCTGTTATTTTGCTCACAACAGACTCTATACGCCCTTTGTACATTTTAGGCGCACTAATACAGTAATTCATTTCTACCTTAGTAGTATCAGCATTTGGCCTAGTCATATTTTCAGCCATTTTCCACTCAAGCATTAAATCAGTACCTATAACCTTAGCCCCAGTGTATAAAACCTCTATACTTCTAGAAATTCTTTCAAAGTTGTCGTTTTCAGGCGGATTAAAAGAATCTGTTTTTTGAAGAGCTTTTTCTAAACCTTGTTCTGTCTTTTTAATTTTAAAAACCTGGTTCATATAAGTTTTATACTCAAAGTACATTACTTGAACCGTATTTTCATCATAGTTACCCCAACCTGTAACGTATTGAGATCCTCCTGCGTTTTGCTCTATTTTTTCTAACTCTTCGTTTGATAGGTCTGGGAATTGTTTTTTTAGTTCAGGTATAGATATAGCTTTAACTTCTCCTACGTAATAGATGTCTTGAAAGTTAGGGTCTTCAGTATAAGAATAAACCATATGAGCTGGATCCACATAATCTACAACTATACCTTGAGATTTTTCAAATCTAGTTTTAGTAGCAGCTATTCCTATAACTGTTAAATCGTGGGCTAACCTTCTCTTTGTTTCTTCGTACTTATTAGCAGATAATACTGTATTTATAACTTCTTCTTCAGCAACTTCAACATTTTGCTTGTAGGACATCTGCATGTGTAAATCAAGCTCTTCGTTGGTTTCTGGTAAATTTTCTAAATCTTGAGTTTGAGAAAAATCCATACCTAAATTTTCCTTTAAATTAATAAGGGCATTTTTGGTATTCATATCTTTCTCTATAGCTTCTGCGTACTCTGTTCTATTTTTAACAGAAAAAGGATCTTGAGCAAAAGCTGTTATATCGTATGACTTGTTAGATAACCCATTTGCTACTATGTCTACAAACTTAGATATAATAGGCACAGGTGTCCAATCTAGATTTAAATAAGATAAATCACCGTTTATTGATAATTCATTTTTATACTTCTGAACACTTTGTTCTCCTCTAGCATATAATCTTAACTGATGAAAGTTTGAGTAGTATTTAGCGTATCTATTTCCTGATCCGCCTTTTTGAAACCACTCTTGCTCTATAGCTCTACTTACCTGTATACCATAATCTAAGCTTGCTTTTTCTTCATCGCTAACTGTTTGACTAGGAAATGAACTATTAGTGTTAGTTTGTATATTCATTTATTTAATAATTTTTGATGACGCACCAGTGTTGTCGTATTTTTTTATACCTAAGTTTATGCTTTTATATTCCTTTTTAGCTACTGGTGTGTACCTGTTTTTATTACAAGCCATAATAGCTAAACCCGAACTTATAGAAGCATCGTGTTTTGTTCTGTTGTTTATATTAAACTTTGCCCAGTCTTCTAAGGTTCTTTGCATGTACATATTACCATAACCTTCACCTAAATAACCAACATGGGTTTCTATATAAGATTCAATCGCAGCTGCGTGAGCTTGTTTTATATCTTCACTTGAATTTGGTATACCTCCAATTTCTCTTTCTGTTACAGATAGTTTATTCCAAACTTTATCTG